ATGGCGACGTATGAGAAACGTGGTGACGCGTGGCGCGTCAAGATTCGCAAGGGCGGGGTAAGCCTGTCTGAATCAGGTTTCCGCACCAAGCGCGAGGCGGAAGCCTGGGCGGTGAAGAAAGAAGCCGAAATCTCTGCGCAGGCCGCTGGCCTGATCCCGGACAAAACCTTTGGCGAGTTGCTTGCACGCTACGCTGAGGAGGTTTCGCCGCGCAAACGTGGCGAGCGGGCGGAGCAGATGCGCATCGCGCTCTACCAGCGCGAGTTCCCGGTGTTGATGGCGGTGAAGCTGGCCAGCCTCAGCAATCATCACTTTTCCGATTGGCGTGATCAGCGGCTGAAGATGGTCAGCGCGGCCAGTGTTCGTCGCGAGTGGGCGCTGCTGCAGCACGCGCTGAATATTGCGGTGAAGGAGTGGGGCTGGATCAAATCGAGCCCGCTTGATTCCCTGACCAAGCCGGCGGCGGCGAAGGCGCGCACTCGCCGGCCGACTGATCTGGAGTCGGAGGCAATTTTGCTGGCCACCGGCTATCACCACGAGATGCCCCCGTTTCTGATGACTGCCCGGGTTGGTGCGGCGTGGTTGTTTGCGATTGAGACGGGTATGCGGGCTTCCGAGATCTGCGGCCTGACGCGGGAGTCGATCGATTTTGATCGGCGTCTGACGCACCTGGCGATGACGAAGAACGGCCATGCCCGGGATGTGCCGCTATCTGTCGAGGCGGTGCGCCTGCTGAGGCAGGTGATGGAGGCGGTACCGGATGGGCCGGTGTTCGGCCTGCGGCCTTCGTTGCTGGATTCGCTGTTCAGGAAGGCGAAGGCGCAGGCGCTGATCGAGGATCTGCACTTTCATGACAGCCGGCGTGAGGCACTGACCCGGCTGGCCAAGAAAGTGGATGTGATGACCCTGGCGAAAATCAGTGGTCATCGTGACTTGCGGATACTGCAAAACACTTACTACGCGCCGGACATGGCCGACGTGGTGGCGCTGCTGGATTAGGCGCGCTTCTTTTCCTGGCGGGCATCCGCCCAGCGCATGATTTCGGCGACCTTCCAGCGGCGGTTGCGGCTGGTGCCGGTGGCGATGTTGATCGCTCGCGGAAAATCGGGGCTGACGGCGATCCGCTGCATGAAGTGCTGCGAGCTGACGCCCAGGTATTCGGCGCAAGCGGCGGCATCCCAAAGCTGCTTGTCTGCCGGAATCACCGGCCGCGGTGTGGCCAGCGTGTAGATGAGCTGCTTGATGCTCTGCACCAGCTCGGCCGTGTCGATCGTCGAATTCATTCTGCTTTCCTTTCCAAGATGGTTGCGGTGCGTGTCGACCGTTAACCCAACACTTCGCAATCCTGATTTGCCCAGCTGCGCCAGGCGCTGATCGTGGTTTGCTGATCCTGATTGAATTGCACATGGGTCAGCGTGCCGCGCTGGTTCTGCAGCACGCCGGTGACGTGTCGCGTTACACCGAAACGGCGCAGCACGTCTCCCGGCTGTGGTTGCTTGCGCGGGTCGCGGCTCATGCCACGCTGCCTGCCGTTGATTGCTGTGCCTGGACGGCTTTCTTCAGGCTCTGGTACAGATCGGCGTGGCTTTTCTTCAGGTACTCCATCACGGCCAGGTCGGTGTTGTTCACCTTGGCCAGATCGATCTGCTCGACGTGCACCAGGCGTACCAGCTCGCGGACGGCTTTTGGCATGTTGCGGCCGGATTCGTAGCGAGAGCCGCCGGACTGGGTAACGCCGACGCGGCTCCAGAATTCACTCTGGTTCAGGCCAAGGTTGTGACGGATCTCGCGAGGGTCGGCGATGGTGGCAAAGTTCATGGTGTTCTCCTGTTGTTAGGTGCGTTGTTCCAGTCGGAATGTGAATGCGTCGATCGTGGCACCCTCCGGCGGGTTGATCAGATATTTGCCCTGGTTGTTGATGACGATGTGGCCGGTGGCCTCTATCGCCGGCACGGCATGCTCGATGCTGTTGACGACGATCAGCGGTGCGTAGGCAGTTAGTGGCCAGCTGGGCGGCACAGCGACCGCTGGCACGCCGCAGAGCGACAGGTGGTCTACTAGCTGGTCTGCGCGGTCAAAGTCCTTCCTGTGGGCTGCTAGCGTGGCTACAGCGTGGGCAAACTGCTCGCCCAGCCGGATCAGGGTGTCGACATGTAGCGTATTCATCTCGCAATCCAGTCAGCCAAGGTCAGCAGGGCGATGAACGCGGCGCAGGTGCCCATGCCGCGTGTAAAGGCTTTTCCCATGGCCAGCAGATCCTGCTTAAGTTCCGCGCGCATCACGCCACCTTTCCGGCCGGCTGTGGCCGCTGGAGCTTGCGCACCTCGTGCACCGGCAGGCCAAGCATGCCCCAGCCGATGAAGCGAAGGCTGTAACCTCGCTCGCGGAACTGCTCCGCCAGCGCCTCCGGCACATGGCCGATCAGGGTTTCTTTGAAAGACGGTTGCATCATTGCTCTCCCTGTTTTCCTTGCTTCAAGGACATGCCCAGACAGGCGTGCTGCCCGCACTTGGCGTCAAAATTTCCAGGCATGAGGCAGCAGGCCGGCGCGCCGCCACGATCTGGCGATATTCACCGCGAGCAGGCTGCTCATTCGTCAGGTTCTGCGCTGTGGGCGCCTTGATGCGCACGGCGCGCTTGTTCCACTCTGCATGGCTAAGGCCGGGCAGGTGGCACAGCAGTAACAGCAGACAAATTCGGGACATGGCGGCCTCCTTGTTGGTGTCCCCTTCGGCGCGGTGCGGTGAAGCGTGCACGGCATGGGCGAGGGCGGGTGGGGTTGGCTAGTCCACCACCGCGCGGCGCAGTGAGGCGCAGCGTTTGCCCAGGCTGAAGGGGTGTTAGTCGGTTGGTTAATAACTATGGTTAACTTGGTGTCATTATAGCCATGAGGATTATTTTGTAAATAACCGTTGTTATTTTTGTGGTGGTGCGATGTGGCAAAAGTGTCACGCCGGCGTTGAGGGGGCTGGTAGTCGGACTGCTATTCGTGGGTCAGGCTTGTGGGTTGAGGTGTGACTTATCGATTAACATGCCAATTAACTACTCAAGCGATAGGGCAATAACGTGGGCAAGCCAACTTACCGTCGAAGGCGGAGGCGTTCTTCCAGTGCAAGCAGCATCCAGCAGCCATCCAGCTTTCTCTATCAGGTCAAGCTGTGGGCCGTGCTGACTGCCATCATCGCGCCTGGTGCCTTTCTTATCGGGACGTACTACTACGAAGGCTATGTGGAGGCCTTTGGCGTTCGGGTAGAGGACTTGCCGGTCAGCACATCTGTCCTCTATGTGCATGCATACAAACTGGTTGGCATCTTTCTGCTCAAGGTGGCAGAGGCATTGGTGAGCTTTGTTGACTGGCAGCGACCGCTGTTGATGCTTGTATATGTGGCGGCGGGATGGGTGGGGCTCTACGGGCTACTACGACTGATCCGCTGGTTGGCAAACTTGCCCAGCCATCATCTACTGAACCGATTCGTGCGATGGCTTCACCCGAGTAAGAACGATGTAACGCTTGTATCAATCATGACGGTGGCGATTTCCTATGCGGCTGTGTTGCTTTTAACCGCAGTCGGTACCATGGCTCTGTTTTGGTGGCAAATCCCCCTGTCTGCATCGAAGCAAGGTCGTGACGATGCTCAGGAAAAAATATCGGATTTCAATGCGTTAGGGTGTCATCGCCAAACCAGCGATGGCTGGGGAAATTGCGTCAAGATTACGGACGCGAAGGGCAAGGTACTGTATGAGGGGGTTTTGGTTGGCAGTACTGATAAAAATATCGTTCTGTACACGGCACAGGGCGTAAAGGTTATGCCGCGCAAGAATGACTGGTATTTGCTGCACGAGCGTACCAGCCCCAGCAAGGGCACAAAGCCCGACGTGAAATAGACAAAGCTGGACGGCCCTCGCTGTCCGGCTTTTTTGCGTCTGGAGCAGCAGGCCAGCCGTCCAGGTTGGCCGCTGTCATGCTGCCGGCAGTGAAGGTTCCGTTTGCATCCTCCCGGTGGCCAGCAGGATGTTGTCAGCCTTTTTTGGCATGCAGCGCCCGTAAGGTCTGCTCTGTGACGTCGATGTCGCCATGCGGGTAAAGGTTTGGCAGCAGGAAAGACATGGCGTGGACTGGAAAGCCGACCCGAACCTTGCCCTTGGGGGTGTCTGAAGCCAGAAAGCCTTCGGTGACCAGCTGGCCTAGTACGGTACGTGCTGTGCGCTCGCTCAAGCCGGTTAGCCGTGCGGCTTCTCCACGCTCAAACTCGCCCATGGTGAAGGCATGCATGTACAGGTAGGCTGATTCCGGCCGCAGCATGGTGCTGCGAATTTGTCGGAAGTACGTGTCTACTCTGGCGCCGAAGCTATCCAGATCGAACATGCTGGCCATGAACCTGGCCTGATCAACGCCAACCTGCAGGCCAAAGCGGCAGAACTCCGCCAGCCCGCGTTCGGTCAGGTTGCCGCGGCCATCCAGATCGCCATGACGTGGCTCATCTGCCTGAGCCAGCAGTGATTTGTAGGTGTCGGCCTGCTTGGCCAGACCGCGAGACATTGACCATAGCGAAGTGCCGTTTACACCACAGGCTCTGAGCATGGCATCCAGTGTGATGCGCGCAACGCGGCCATTGCCATCCGCAAACGGGTGAATCCACACCAGGCGGTGGTGAGCGGCTAATGTGGCAACAATGCTGGTCAGCCGGGAAATGCCGCCCTTGTCTGCCCATGCCAGCCGCCGGCCGTACACCTCGGTGTAGCGGCTCAGGAACACGCCGAGGTGTTCGCTCTTTGGTGGCACGTGGCGCCCGACTCGCACTTCGCGCTGACGGAATTCGCCCGGCGTCATCACCGAGCCATCTTCCAGGATGAGCATTATGGTGGGCAGGTGATCACAAAATAGCCGGTGAGTCTCCTGCAGGAAGAAAGGCAGATTGTGTTGTGTCAGCTGCCAGCTTCTCGCCCAGCGATCCGCCACGATATGCGCACGTGCCAGGCTCTGGTGGTCTTTGTCTGCGCCAAAGCGCGCCGTGTCCTGTATTGCCTTGTCGATATCAATCGGCAAAGTCTTGTGGCCTTCGATCAAGTTGCTGTAATAGCAGTTCATCCCTGAAACCAACTCCGCCAGTCCGCGCGCGGTCTGCTTGTGGATCTTGGCATCAAGCCGTGCCGACTCCAGGCACAGGTCATGAGCCAACCCCACCAGCTCACCGAATAGCGGGCGCGAGTCTTCGATCACCATGGGTTCCATTTGTGATGGATGATCGTAAAATTCCAGTTTTCCTTCGGTCATTTGCCGATCTTTCTGCCGATGTTTTGACGAGTATAAACCAGTATCAACAATGGTTTACTGGCGAAGTCTTGAAGGTGGCGACGAAATATTGCCGATCTTTCTGCCGATGTTTGATCGAAAAAGCCGAACAGTCCTCGCTGTCCGGCTTTTTTTGCATCTGGCGCGGAGCTTCAGCCAGCCAGGCGATTTGCCGCGGCGGTGAGGATGGCGGCCAGTTCGGCGCGTGTCCAGATTTCGTCGCGTGCCGCGATGCGGGCGGCCAGTTCTTCGCGGCGGACGACGAAGGCATCCAGCGGTACCGGCTCAGACTGGATTTTGCCGTGGCGGTCTGTGCTTAGCAGCAGGCGGCTGCCATCAGGGGGCGTGGCCAAGGTTGGCCGCACGGTGCCGGGCTGTGCCGGGGCTGCGGCGTACAGATAGCGCTGAACGGCTGGCATAGCCTGGGTGGCGAAGGTGGGCGAGATGCATTGTGCCAGCTGCAGCGCGCCGGCCTCTGTCCAGACGGTGAGGGAGGGCTGGTTGCGTGATGGCGTATCGGGGGAGCTGCGATTATCGAGGCGGAAGTGGCGTTGCGTTTCGCCGGTGAGCTGGAAGTAGTGGGTGTTTTCGAGCAGGTGCGAGGCGTGTTCGCGGGCGTAGTCGCGGATCGCAGTTGGGCTTAGACCAAAGCAAGCGGCCAACCTTCGCACAGTCAGTACCGCTTGGCCGTTAAATTTCGTTACATCCGAAGACAGTTGCGATGACGACACAATATAATCGTCGGAATTATGCTTTTGCGTTAGCACATCGAGTACCCAACGACGGAATGCCTTTGCCTGATCGGTTTTGGCCAGCATGCCAAGAAGGTGAGCGCCGCGCAGCGAGAAGATCCGTACCGACTGTTTGCCGCCGGCTGTATCCAGCTCAACCAGTGCGGTCATGTCGTCACTGAACTCATCTGCATTTCGTTCGAAAAGTTTTGGAATGTCAGCGGATGGATTTTTGTAGCCCAAGGCACTTCCAATTTGGAAGCCCCTTAACCAAGGTTGGCCGCAATGGTCGGTGATGTCGAATGCGATGTTCTGAAAAACAAGGGATTGAGCAGCCATGATGGCCTCCGTTGATAGCGGTTTTATCCGCCACCCACGTCGCCAAACGGGGGTGGCAAGCCGAACGGGGTTGGCGAACCGGCTCAACGAAACCGGCAGACCCGAAGGTCTCCCCGCCCGACCCGCCATAGAAAGGACGCGTACGGACGCCGCAGACAAAAACAGCCGCATGGGCGGCTTTGTCTGCCGTTGAATACCAGGTCGCCAAACCTGTGACCCGTGATTGAACGGGTCAGGTAGATCATAGTTATTAAATTAGATTTTTGTCAAGATCGTAAGCTACTAATTTTAGGGGGTAAAATGGAAAAAGAGAATGTAGCGGATAAGGTTGCTGAAGCCACTAAAAATTTACTGGACGATTCTGAGAAATTCGTTGTGATTGGTTTGACGGGACGAACTGGCTCTGGATGCACAACAAGTGCGAATATTTTGAGTTCTGAAAATATTAAGCTTCCAGACTCTGGTGACTCTCATTACGAAGGCAATGAAAAGAGAAAATATAGAATTATAAAAAAATTTCTTGAAAAACAATGGCGGCCTTTTGTCGTTCTGCAAGTTAGAAGTGTTATTACAAGATGTATACTTGATTTAAATTTTGCTGAATTTAAGAATTTTGTATCTCAAGCAATAGAAATTCCATTGGTGGAGGTTGGGGTACAGGTTGATGAATTTAAAGCTAATTATGATGAGGCGTTTTTAAAAGCCAAGTCCATGCATGATATGCCAGAGAATTCTTCTGATGAAATCGCAAAAAAGAAAGAAGCTGCTTATGAATTTTACTTCAAATACTTGCCGATTTTTTCAGATAAAATAAAAAGCATACTGAGCAAGTTAAGTCCTGCGGCTTATACGGCAATTTACCAACTGGCTGGTGATAATATTCGTGCATCTGGCAAGGTGAATTCAAAATCATTTAATCCATCCAAGCTATTCTCCTTTGCCAACTTGATAAACAAGGTTATTAAATCGGCTAGGCACTATTTTGGCAAGGATAAAAAGTCGTGCTTTATTGTTATCGATGCAATTAGGAATCCATATGAGGCTACTTTTTTGCGTGATAGATATGCCGGCTTTTATTTGGTTTCTATTAACACAAAAAACGAAAATAGACTAAAGCATCTAAAGGAAAGTCATAAGTTCACTGATTTGCAAATAAAGGCGCTGGATGACAAGGAGTATCCTGAAAAGCTTGTTGGCTATCAAAAATACTGTTCACAGAATATACAGAAGTGCATAGAAATTGCGGATGTTCATATAAACAACCCAAAACATTCAGATTTTGCAACAAGTGAGTTAGCCAGTCAGCTAGCGTGGTATGTCGCTTTAATGCTTCATCCTGGGCTTGTGATGCCGACTTCTATTGAAAGTTGCATGCAAATTGCCTATGGCGTAAAAATAAATTCAGGTTGTATTTCTAGACAAGTTGGTGCAGTAGTAACTGATAGCTCATATGCAACAAAGGCCGTCGGCTGGAATAACACAGCTCAAGGACAGGTTCCATGCTTATTAAGGAGCGCGGAGAATCTTTTAGATGGTTCCGATAGTTTTGCATATAGTTTTTATGAAAAAAATGATAGGATTTTTCGAGAGCATTTAGTGAGTAAGTATGTTGAAATTAGACCGAAAGCTGAAAAGAATGGTCGTAATTTGGCATTTTGCTTTAAAGATATGCAAAACAGCATAGAGGGCGAGAAAAACCAAGTGCATACACGCTCACTTCATGCAGAAGAGAACGCATTTCTCCAAATTTCAAAGCATGGTGGGCAAATGCTTAAAGGTGGGGTTTTGTTTACTACTGCTAGTCCATGTGAGTTGTGTGCTAAAAAAGCATATCAACTTGGGATTAGTAAGATTGTATACATAGATCCATATCCAGGCATTGCGACAACACATATTTTAAATGTTGGTTCTGGTAGTCCTGAATTAATGCTATTCCGTGGCGCCGTTGGCTCGGCTTTCCATAAGCTGTATCAGCCTCTGATGCCTTATAAGGACGAACTGGAAATGCTATTCAATATCCCTAAAAAGGAAAATAAAAAAGAGTTGGAAATTAATAGATTAAAAAGAGAGAATGAAATGCTAAAAGAAAAACTCGCATCTTTTGAAAAAAATGATTCAAAGACAGAGCATGGCGGTGCTGTGTCTGATGGTTAATCTAATTTTTAGCGCTAGTATCTTGTTAATTTAATTGATGACCAACTGGAATATTAATGAGAAAAATTAAAGTTGTTGCACAGAAAGACTTTATTCAATCGGTAACAACATCATCAAGGCCTTTGCCTGCCTTGGCTGAGTTGATTTGGAATGGATTTGATTCTGGCTCTGATGAGGTTGAGGTCTCTCTTCAGTATGATGAGATGGACGGCTTGCACTCCATTACAGTTCAAGATTTTGGCTCTGGCATTGATTTTTCAAATGTTGAGGGACTTTTTGGGAGTTTGGGTAGTTCTTGGAAGAAATTAAAAATTAAAAACCAAGGTCGAATGCTACATGGGCGAAATGGACGAGGTCGCTTTAAAGCCTTCTCGCTTGGGCAGAAGGTTGAGTGGCATACTGTATATAAGTTAGATGATGTGTATTATCGTTATACGATTGTGGGTGTTGCAAATGAATTGGATGATTTTCAGATAACATTGCCTGTGGTTGTTGATTCAGCCGTTTGTGGTACTACAGTTGTAGTAAGTGGATTATCAAAAAATTTTACATCTCTCCAGGATGGATCGGCTAAAAATTCTTTAGCAAAGCTATTTGCAACTTACCTTGTTGATTATCCTGAAACAACGCTTGTTTATGATGGTGATATCATAAACCCAAAAGATGCTCAAGTTGGGGTTTATAATTACGATCTATATCAAGCAACTGATGATAAGTATAAAGTTATTGTTTCTATTGTTGAATGGAAAACTAGAACTGACAGAACAATTCATCTTTGTAGTAGGAGCGGATTTGTTTTGCATGAGATTTCTAGCAAAAAAAATATTCGAGCGCCAGGTTTTAATTTTACGGTTTATATAAATTCAGATTATTTCCAAAAGCTTGATGAAGCCAATCTCTTGGATGTGGCGGAACTTGATCGTGATGCTCAGCAATTGATTGACGATGCTATCTCAAAAGTTAGAGCGCACTTTCGTGAACGCTTGGCAGAGAAAAGTAGTGAAGTTGTTGCTGAATGGAAAAAACAGAAAATTTATCCCTATGAAGATAAAGATGACATTGGGCCTGTTGAGGTGGCCGAAAGACAAGTCTTTGATATTATTGCTGTCAATGTGCAAAATTACTTGCCGAATTTTGAAAAATCAGATGTCAAGTCAAAGAAATTCACATTCAAATTATTGTCTCAGGCAATAAAGCAAAATCCAGAATCTGTTCAAGTTATTATAAATGAAGTTTTGGGGTTAAAAAAAGAGGCGCAAGATGATCTTGCTGGTTTGTTAAAAAAAACAACACTTTCCTCAATAATAAGTGCTGCAAAAGTTGTTTCTAATAGATTAAACTTTCTTGATGGGTTGCATCAAGTTATATTTGACAAGGAAGGAAAGAAGAAGTTACTCGAAAGGGATCAGCTGCACAAGATTCTAAATTCTGAGGCATGGATTTTTAATGAGGAATTCACGCTTGCAGGATCTGAGAAAAGTCTTGAAAATGTTCTTCAGCAGCATATCCATTTACTCGGTGAAAGAGAAGATAAATTAGATCCGATTGAGCTAAGTGATGGAAGGTCGGGGCGTGTTGATTTACTCTTGCACAAGGCTATTAGTCCTAGGGCTGGGGAGTATGATTATCTTATAGTTGAATTGAAACGGCCATCAAAAAAAATAGATTCCGATGTTATTACGCAAATTAAAAAATATGCAATGGCGGTATCTAGTGATGAGCGGTTTCATGGTATAAAGGTTCGATGGACTTTTTTGGCTGTTTCTAATGAAATTGATGATTATGCAAGAAGTGAAGCAACTCAAAAAAACAAGCCTTTTGGCTTGATATTTGAGCCGGACAATGGGACTCAAGTGACCGCCTGGGTAAAGACATGGTCTGATATAATCAACGAGGCAAAATCAAAACTATTATATATTAATAAGCAACTTAATTATGAAGTTGATTCGGATTCTTCTAGGGAGTATTTGCTTGCGACGCACTCAAAGTTTATTCCCCAGCTTGATATTCTGCAGAATAAGCCGGTAACTGATTTTAATGACATTATTTCAGAGATTGATGCTTAGCAAAAATTTAAAAAGCCCACTCAACCGAGTGGGCTTTTTTGCGTCTGGCCATCGGCTTACACGCCGCCGCTGACGGCCACCACACGGCCAATGATGCGTAGCAGGTGCAGATGTTCTGGCGCGACTACTTTGTCGGGGTAGATGCGCTTGTTGTCGTTGTCGCTGACGATGCGGATGCCGCCGCCGACTTCCTTGAACAGGCGCTTGATGAAGAGCTGTTCTTCCAGGGCGATGGCGTAGACCTTGCCGTCGATAATGTGGCCGTTCTGGCTGTAGTCGACAACGATACTGTCGCCGTCGAGCAGGCGCGGTTCCATGCTGTCGCCACTGACGACCATGGTGGCGGCGGTGTCGGGGTTGATGTTCATGCGATCGGCCCAGCGGCGAGTGTAGGCCTGGCGCTGGCCTTTTTCATCGACGTGCCAGACCAGCGAGCCGCCGCCGGCGGAGAGTTTGATGTCGATGGCCGGCAGGAAGATGTATTCGTCCTGCGGGAGCTGGTCTTCGTTGTCCCAAACGGTGATGTGCCGTATGCCTGCATTGCCCTGGCTGCCGGTGAGTGGCTGGCTGGCGGGGTCTTTTTGCAGGTGGACATCGCCGTTGCTGAGCTGTTCGGCGGTCAGGCCGAGTGCCTTGGCGATTTCGAGGATTTTGCGCGTGGTGCCGCCGGCCTCGATTTTTTGCAGGCCGGGCTGGCTGATCGGCACTTTGGCCGCCAGCTCTGCTTGTGTCATGCCGCGCAGTTCGCGCGCCAGTTTGATGTGTTCGCCAAGTCGTGTCATTTCTGCAGCTTATTCCTGAGGTTATTTATCGTCAAACAACATTAGGCATTGTCGTTTAGATAACTTTGGGTATAATTGCGGCCATGGATACTCGTTCAGTTATCACGGCATGGGTGAAGTCGGTTGGTGGCCAATCTGCTGCCGCCCGGCTGATCGGCATTTCGCAGCCTGCGCTTTGCAAGATTCTTCGTGGCAAGTGCCGGGTGTCGCCGGCGCTTGCGGTGCTAATTGAGCTGCATTCGGGGATTTCCTGCGAGGTGTTGTCGCCGGATTTCCCTTGGCAGTCCGCTGCTGTTCTGGTGTGTGGCCATGCTGGTGGTGTTGAAGCCTTGCCCGATCTGGTGCGGGTGAGGGCGGCCCGGTTTCCCGAGCAGCTGTCTCTTTCAAGTTTTCAAGCCAATGCCCCTGATGGCTTGGGTTTGCCCGGCTGAGCCGGGCGTTTTTTATTTGTTTGATCTGGCTGTGAGTCTAGGTGCGGGGTTGCCGCGTCGTCCACGGTCGTTTTGGCGGGAGTCGATCATGTCTGTTTTGGATGTTGCTCATTCTGTGGTGCATGACTATCCGGGCGGTGCGGAGGCATTGGCTGTCCGGCTGGGCATGGCGGCTTCGACGTTGCGCAGCCAGGTGAATCCGAATATCCCGACGCATGTGTTGGGGTTGTTGTCTGCAGTACGGATCAGCCAGTTGTCGGGTGATTTCCGGATGTTGTTTTCGTTTGCGAGCGAGTGCGGTTTTGTGTGTATGCCTTGCGATGGTTCGATTTCGGAGGTGTCGCCGCTGATGGGGTTGTCGTCGCTGATGGAGGCGCATGGTGATGTGGGCGTCCAGGTGGCGTCTGCGCTGGCGGATGGCCGGATCAGTGCGTCGGAGATGGATGCGATCGAGGATGCGATTGCGGCCAACGTTACGCGTTTGCATTCGCTGGCGGGTGCGCTGCGCGCGGCGCGTCGCCGGGGTGTGTGTCATGCGCCGGCCTGATCCGGTGTTGCAGGTGTTGCAGCGCAAGGCTTACCGGGTGCGTTGTGCGCATCCGGATGATCGGCATGCGGCCGGCGCTGCTTTGTTAAAGACGTTGATCCGTTTGCTGGATAGCAAGGTTGGCCGCAATGACTCTGGTGGTGCTGGAGTGGCTGCAGGAGAGCGGCCGTTTGCCAAGTGATGCAGCGTTTTTGGCGGCGTTGTCCGCTGCGGGTTGGCTGGAGTTGAAGCGCCGCGAGGAGCGCCGGCTGAGGTCGCTGTATGGGGATGACTATATGGCGGCGCTGGGGCTGCGTTTGCAGGCGTTGGGTTTGGATTTGGCTGTTCGCCGGGTGGCGACGCGGCCTTTTGTTCGGGGTGGGTGATGCCTTCTATTGTGTTGACGGATGCTGAGTGGGATTGCCTGGCGGGTGAGCCGGGGGATCTGCTTAAGCTGTATGTGGGGCTGCGCCGCCGGATGGATTTTGCGTCCGGTGTGGTGGGCTTGGTGACGCGTCTGAAGGAGCAGGTGTTCCGTGACTTGCTGACAGTGGATGCGGTGCGTGGCCGGCATACGCCGCCGCCGGTGACGCGCAAGCGTTGGCGTGCTGCGATTGCGCGGTTGTGTTCGCTGGGCTTGCTGGTGGACTGCGGGAACTTCGTTTTCGAGTTGCCTTGTGCGTTGACGGATAAGCTTGTCCAAAACATGAGGGGCCAATCTGGGGCCAATGAGCGCACGGCTGGCGGTGGTGTTCAGCGGCCGGTTTCGAATGGCTGGAAAGCCAGTGCTGGTAAGGTTTTGGCGGTTGCGGCCAACGTTGTGGATGAGGGTGGTGCCGGGGTGATGGTTGACGGTGGTGGTGCCGATGAGGGGCACACTTCCGCTTCTCCGGTTATCCGTAAAAAGCGTGAGTGTGTTGGCGGCAAGGCTGGTGCTGTGTCGCGGCCTGCGGCGCGTGGCTCTCGCGTGCCGGTGGATTTTGTGGCTGATGAGCAGGCGGTGGCGCTGGCTAAGGGCTATGGACTGGATGTGGCGACGGAGCAGGTGGGGTTTGTGTCGTATTACCTGGGCTGCAGCAGGCCGGTGTTGTCGCCGGATTGGCAGGCGAGGTTCCGCAAGTGGTTGGTGAATGCGGTGCAGTTCCGGGCGGCTTCTGGCAGCCGTGCGCCTGCGAAGGGTTTGGCGCCTGCGGCGCGGTCTGCAGGGGTGTCAAACGGCCGGCCTTGGTTTCTGACGGCGAAGGGGATCGAGCTGAAGGCGATGGAGCTGGGTTTTGCGCCGCCTCCGGGGGTGCCTCTTGGGCTGTGGAAGCAGGAGGTGTTTTCGCTGGCTGGTTTGTCTGAGGCGGAGTATCGCCGCGGGGTGGTGGATTTCGCGTAGGTGTTGGTTGTGGTGCGCTGAGCAGGCCCGCAGAGGCCGCAGCGCTTTGGTGTGGTATCCGGTCAGGGGTGATCGGGAAATTTATGTCTGTTGCTGGTGATGTTTTGTTTGATTCGGTAGGTCAGGCGCTGCGGTTTGCCTTTTTGTTCAAGGCGTCTGTGAAGGGGGCTTCTGTGCCAGGGGCGGTGTCTATCGGGTCTGGCCGGGGGTTGGTCGGGCTGGATGGCGCGGGCGAGGCCGGCAATATCAAACGGCTGATCGGGGATCTGCCGAAGGTGCAGGCGGCTGCGTTGCAGGCACGATTCAGCGAACGGGTGGCGGCGTGTCCTTGCTGCATGGCGGATGCGCCGGCTGCCGAGTGGCTGGGGTGCTGCGTGTTGTTGTCTGGTGTGGCGATGGGGGCCGCCAGTTCATGCCATGAGAAGCTGGCGCTTGATCTGACGATGCGGCATTTTGGCGATAAACGTTTGACGTTCGAGATGCTTGGTGGCCGGTATGGTTGTTCGGCTGATCAGGTCCGCAAAATCAACAACAAGGTGGCCGGGGCTTTGCGGGCGGTGGAGCACGCGGCGCAGGCAAAGATTTCTGACTGGCTGATCGCGTCGGGTTATATCGATCATTGCCAGGAAGTTGAAGCTGTGTGTTGACTGTCCGGTTTGACCGGACTAATATCCGTTTTCAGATACGGCTGAAAATTCCGTCAAGAGCCCGCGAAAGCGGGCTTTTTGCGTTTCTGCGGTGTTTGCGTGGTCGTTTCTCCTCTGTGTTGTGCTTTGCGGCGCCCCGGTCTGTTGATCGGGGCGCTGTCTTTTTGTACTGCCGATCTGGGAGAGACGGGGACCCTAGCGATTCTGCGCCCGGTACGAGGCTGGAGACTCGCGATTCTTTTTTAGTGGCTGCGCTGTGAAGTTAGTGAAATTCACCCACGGTGAAATCTAGTGAAATGATGGTGAAACCATGCGCACATATTTGAGCAGAAAGGCCTTTGCGGATTCGCAGGGTTGGTCGCCCAGCTATGTGACCAAGCTGGGATCACAGGGGCGGCTGATCATGTCGCCGGATGGCAAGTCAGTCGATGTTGACGCAACGCTGGCCAAACTCGGCAAGACCGCCGACCCATCGAAAGAAGGTGTTCGCCAGCGGCATGTCGACACCCGCACGCAGCGTGATGTCCGCAGCCAGGTGACTGCGGATGCACCGGACACAGCCGAGTCGCAGGGCGGCAGTTCCGACTACTACACGCACAAGGCTAGTCGCGAGAAATACCTAGCGCTCCTGGCACAGGCTGAATATGACAAGGTCTGCGGCAACACGGTGGAGCGGCAGGTCGTCGAAGAGGCCACATACCGCTACGCCAGGTTGTTGCGTGATTCGGTGATGGGTTTGCCCAAGCAGATATCGTCCGACCTGGCTGCGATCTCCGATCCCTGGAAGCTGGAACGCGAGCTGAGCGACCGCCTGCGCAAGATGCTGGAGGATGTCACCAAGCTGGGCGAAGATGACCTGAACAAGGCGATGACAGAATGAAATATGCAAGCGGCTTTGTCGCGTATGTGAAGGGTTTTGTTTCTGGTTTGCGTCCTGATCCTGCGCTTTGGATTGATCAGTGGGCCGATGAGCATCAGCGCATTCCTGCCGACGCAGGTGCAGCAGAACCAGGCAAATACCAAACTGACCGCACGCCCTATGCGCGCGGCGTGATGCGGGCATTGTCGCCGGAGCACCCCTGCCGCCGCGTAGTGGTGATGGGGGCCTCGCAGATGCTGAAGACGCAAGTTTTCCTGAACTGGATCTGTGCGTTGATTCATATGGCGCCGAGTAACATCCTGGCGCTGGAGCCTTCGCTTAATCTGGCCAAACGACTGTCCGGACGCATTGGTAAAAACCTGGATGCTATCCCTGCGTTACGAGACCGCGTTGCGGCACCGCGCAGCCGTGATAGCCGCAACACGATCGACACCAAGGAATTCACCGGCGGTACGCTGATGATCACCACGGCTGGTGCTGCGGCCAACCTGGCTGAGGTGTCCGCACGCTACCTGTACGGCGACGAGATCGATCGATGGGATCGCAACGTCAATAACGAGGGCGATCCGGTTGTGCTGGCTGAAGCGCGAACCTCCACCTTTGGCCGCAACGCCAAGATTTACTACTCCAGCTCGCCGACGGTCGACGGTGCCAGCCGGATTGCCGAACTGTACAAGGAAGGCAACCAGCAGCGTTACTACGTGCCATGCCCGCATTGCGGCGAAAGCCAGACGCTGGAGTTCGAGCAGCTGAAATGGAATGCGGATCGCACTGCCGCACACTATGTCTGCATCGAGAACGGCTGCTGTATCGAGGAGCACCACAAGAGCACCATGCTGGCCAGCGATGACTGGCGAGCAACGGCCGAGGGCGATGGCGAAACCGAGTCGTACCACATTTCGGCGCTGTACATGCCGCTGGGCTGGGTATCGTGGGCCGCGCTGCTGAAACAGCACGAGAAAGCCGAAGTCGCCTTGCAGAAGGGTGATCCGGAGCCGATGCAGGTGTTCTACAACACCCGGCTGTCCAGAGTGTGGGACAACGCCCAGGAACGCACCCGCGGTGCCGATCTGCTCGCTCGCGTTGAAGACTATGCCCTGCGTACTATCCCGGCCGGTGTGCTGATGCTGACGGCGGCGGTCGATACCCAGGCGAACCGCCTGGAGCTGCTGATCAAGGGCTGGGGCGAAGGGCTGGAAAGCTGGACCATCGACCACCGCGTGATCATGGGCGACCCTGCCGAGCAGCGCACCTGGGACACACTGGACGAAGAGCTGAAGGCCGAGTTCATCCACCCGTCTGGCCGCCGCATGACCATCGCGGCCGGCGCAGTGGACTCGGGCGGTAACCATACGCAAGAGGTCTACCAGTTCTGCCGCCTGCGTCGCTGGCGTCATATTCTGGCGATCAAGGGGGAATCCAAGCGCGGCAAGCCGGTACTGCCTCAGCGGCCGAGCAAGGTCGATGTCACCTGGCGTGGCACCACCGAAAAGGGCGGCTGTGAGCTGTGGCTGATCGGCACCGATACTGCCAAGGACTGGCTCTACAACCGCTTCAAGCTACTGGAAGGCCCGGGAGCGCAGCACTTCAGCAAAGACCTGCCGGCCGAGCACTTCGATCAGCTTACCGCCGAGCGCAAGCTGATCCGCTACGTCAAAGGCCGTGCCGTGACTGACTGGGTCAAGCCGAAGTCCGAGCGCAACGAGGTGCTGGACTTGAACGTTTACAACCTGGCTATGGCGCACTACCTGGGCCTGCATCGCTATCAGGCGGCAGACTGGGAACGGCTCAAGATCAAGTACGCGCAGACCGGCCTGTTTGATCAGGCGCCGCCCACTGTGACCAACCCTGCAACCGCAAAAGACCCCGCCCCCAAAGCGGGGTCTTCTGCTTTACCCGCCCCACAGCGCCGCCGGGCGCAGTCGGGCTACCTGAAACGGCGATGACATGGCATTCACTCAAACCCAGCTGGACGCGATCGAAAAAGCCCTGGCACGGGGCGAACGTGTCGTGCAATACGCTGACCGGCGCGTTGAGTACCGCAGCGTTGCGGAGCTGATCGAGCTGCGTAACACCATCAAGCGCGATCTGTCGCAGCAGAACGGCCAGTCACGTAGCCGCAGCCATCGGCTGTACCACGCAGGAAAGGGGATCAGATGAGCGGTTTCCCGACACTGCGTGGCCGCGGCTTTCTGATGCCGACCCGGCTGAAGAACAGTTACGAAGGTGCGGGGCAGGGGCGGCGTGCCAACAACTGGCAACCCGGCAGTAGTGGGCCGGTCAGCACCACCGGCAGCGGCCTGCAAACCCTGCGCAACCGTAGCCGCCACGCTGCACGCAATGACCCGTATGCCTTCAAGGCGCTGGACACGCAGGTCTCCAACCATATCGGTACCGGCGTCGCACCCAAGCCGCGGCACCCGGATGCAGACATCCGGCAAATGTTGCAGGAGGTGTGGGACGACTGGTGCGAGGAGTCCGATGCAGATGGCGTGCTGGATTTCTACGGCCAGCAGGCGCTGGCTGCACAAGGCTTGTTTGAAAGCGGCGAGTGTTTCGTCCGGCTGCGTCCGCGGCGACTGGAAGACGGCCTGGCCGTGCCGCTGCAGATCCAGCTGCTGGAGCCGGAGTTCGTGCCACACGACAAGACCGGTACCGCGCCGAACGGCAACCGCATCCGGCAGGGCATCGAGTTCGACGCCATCGGCAAGCGTGTTGCCTACTGGATGTACAAGAGCCACCCCGGTGAACGTGCTGGCGAAGGCAGCTTCAACAGCCTGGTGCGGGTACCGGCTGAGCAGGTGCTGCATGTGTACGAGCCGACCCGCCCCGGCCAGCTGCGCGGCGTGCCGATGCTGGCCACCGTGCTGCTACGCCTCAAGACGCTGGACGAGTTCGACGACGCGGTGCTGTTCCGGCAAGAAGTCGCCAACCTGTTTGCCGGCTTCATCCGCAAGCCAAGCGCCGAGTCAGCATTCCCCGGCGAGCCGGGCCAGCAGGTTGACGCCGATTTTGCACCGCTGGTCGGGCTGGAGCCGGGAACCATGCAGGAGCTGGCACCGGGCGAGGAAGTCGAGTTCAGCGACCCGCCCGACGCCGGCAACAACTATCAGGACTTCATGCGGCAGCAGCTGGCGGCCATCGCAGCCGGTATGGGGCTGCCGTACGAGCTGCTGACCGGTGACCTGCGCAACATCAGCGACCGCGTGATCCGCGTCATTCTGAATGAATTCCGCCGCCGCGTAGAGCAGCGCCAGCACGCCATCTTTGTGCATCAGCTGTGCAAGCCGGTATGGCGTGCGGTGCTGAATATGGCGGTGCTGTCCGGTGCCATCAGCCTGCCAGGCTATGCGGCCAACCCTCGGCCGTTCCAGCGCGCGCGCTGGGTTCCGCAGGGCTGGGCGTATATCCATCCGGTGCAGGACGTGCAGGCGGATCGCCTGGCCGTGCGCAGCGGCTTCACCAGCCGCAGCGAAGTCGCGCTCAAGCGTGGCGCAGATGCCGAAACGATCGACACCGAAAACGCCGCCGATAACGCCCGCGCCGACGGGCTGGGGCTGGCCTACGACTCCGACCCGCGCCAGCGTGACGACCAGGGCGAAATCATCGTCGATGATCGTGATGACGACGCAAAAAAGGAACAACCATGAACCCTGCAACCCCCCGCATTTTCAACGGCCCGGCACCCGCGCCGGCGGCCAGCGGCAGCTGGTACCGCATCAGCAATGCGGCCAACCTTGCTGCTGATCAGTCACTGGAAGTCGAGCTGTATGACGACATCGGCGTCTGGGGTATTCGTGCTGCCGACTTCATCCGTGACCTGAAGGCCGCCGACGATGGCCAGCGCCCAATCGTGATCGCCATCAGCAGCCTTGGTGGCGACGTGTTCGACGGCCTTGCCATCCACAACACCTTGCGCCGACTGGGCAATCGCGTTACCGCACGTATCGACAGCGTGGCGGCCAGTATCGCCAGCATCATCGCCGTTGGCGCCCACCGTGTGGTGATGCCGGCCAACAGCATGATGATGATCCACAACCCGTGGACGTTTGCGATGGGCGAGGCCGAGGATCTGCGGGCCACCGCCGACATGATGGACAAGGTGCGCGACAACCTGGTTGGCTGCTATCGCGCCAAGGCGCCGGCGCTGAGTGCCGACGAGCTGATCAAAATGCTGGATGACACCACCTGGTTGACCGCGCAAGAAGCGCTGGCGCTGGGGCTGGTGGACGAAGTCACCGACCTCGTGCCACTAAAAGCCAGCGCCAACCTGCGCGCCGGTCTGGGACGGCTGAAGAACGCGCCACCGGCCCTGTTGCAGGCGCTGGACGAGCCCGCTACACCGCCCGCTGATCCGGCTCCAGCCCCAGCTCCGGCTCCTGATCCGGCGCCACTCGCCGCGGCAGACCCGGTGGCGATGGCGAAGCTGGCGGCGAGACTGTGCAACGAGGCCTCGCTGCCGGCCGTTGCCGTTGACAGTGTGATCACCGTCAGCGCCCTGGCAAGTGACAGTGCCATCCGCAGCGCAGTGGCCCAGGCCACCGAGATCCGCGACCTGTGCAAGACCGCCAAGCTGCCGGATCTGGCCAACAGCCTGATCGCCAGTGGGCTGGATGTGGAATCTGCCCGAGCGCGGCTGTTTGACAAGATGGTGGCCGGAGCCGGCGAAGAGCTGGACAACCTGCCACCGGCAGACGATCCGTCCACCCCGAAAAACAAGGGCCCATCGGCCCGCGACATTTATGCAAGCCGCCGTGCCCGTGCGGCCAACCCACAGCGAGGTAATGTATGAGCACCCTTCATCAAGCAGGCCGGACCGGCGAACACCTGATTTCCACCGTTGGCCAGATCAGCAATGACATCGTCGACCTGGCTGCCGGTGCCGCGTTGCCCGCCGGCCAGGTGCTGGCTTACGACTCGGTGCAGCAACTGTATGTGCCCTACGACAACGCCAGCGCAACTGCCGGTGTCGCGGCTGCCGTGCTGTATGCGCCGGCGCCAGCCCGCACTGAGTCCACCCGCGTGGTCGTCACCGGCCGTCTGGCAGAGGTGCAGGGCGACCTGCTCACCGGCTTGGATGCGAATGCCCGTTTCGACTTTGGCAGTCTGTTCATCGTCGTCCGCTAAACCATCCGCCACCCATCATTCAAGGCGCTGCCCGCAAGGTCGGCGCCTTTTGCATTTCAGGAGCTGAACCATGCCTACCCTTGCCATTTTTGAAGATGACGCCTTTTCGCTGTCGACGCTGACTGCCGCGATCAACGAAGGCCCCCAGACCCCGGGCCGCCTGGCCGCGCTGGGGCTGTTCGAAGAAGAAGGGATTACCACTACCACGGTGGAGATCGAGAAAGAGGGTAATACCCTGTCGCTGGTGGCGGCTGGCGAACGCGGCGGTCCCGGCCAGCAGGTCGGTGGTGACAAGCGCAGCCTGCTGCACTTTGGCACCATCCACCTGCCGCAACAGAGCGTCATCCGCGCCGACGAAGTGACCAACCTGCGTGCCTTCGGCAGTGAAACCGAGGTCGAAACGGTGCAGGCAGTGGTGTCGAAGCGCCAGAACAAGCACAAGCGCCAGCTGGATGCCACTACCGAGTACCACCGCATTGGTGCCATCAAGGGGCTGGTGATGGATGCCGATGGCCAGCGTGTACTGTTGGATACCTACCAGCACTTCCAGATCGTTCAGACCGAGATCGAAATCAACCTGAGTGCGATGGGGCCGAACCTGCGTGGCCAGTGCCTGGCCGTGGTGGAAGCCGTCGAAGCGGCGCTGGGCTCGGCTTCCAGCACCGGTGTGCGCGTGTTCTGCGGCAAGAACATCTGGGCTGCGCTGGTGGCCAACAAGTACCTGGAAGAAACCTTCAAGTACGGGCCGCAGGCAGCCGCCTTGCGCGGCGATCCACGCGACACCATTGAGTTCGGTGGCATGGTGTGGGAGCGTTATACCGGCAAGGTCGGCACCATCGCCTTTATTGATCCGGATCTGGCCTACGTGGTGCCGGAAGGTGTGCCGGACATGTTCATTACCCGTTTCGCGCCGGCTGATCATGTCGATGCCGTCGGCACCATGGGCCTGCCGTATTACACCTCGCTGGAGCTGCTGAAGCACGGCAAGGGCGTGGACATGCTGTCCCAGTCCAACGTACTGAACCTGAACACCCGCCCGGCAGCCGTGGTCCGCCTGAAACTGAAAGCAGCCTGACATGTTCCGTGACCTAATGGCCGACATCGACGCTACGGTATTCGACGTCCTGGGCGATGCCGCCACAGTGCAGGGCAAGCCGGTCTCCGGCATGTTCTACGCACCGTGGCTGCAGCCGGCACTGGGCAAGCTCAATACCAGCATCCGTGAGCCACATCTGGTGGTGCTGGATGCCGATGCTGTCGGGGTGAGCAAGGGCGCCGAGGTACAGGTGATGGGGCAGGGTGACTACGCCGTCGTCAGCATCGAGCCGGACGGTACCGGCCGCAGCACGCTGGTACTGCGAGCCAAATAGCAGGAGAGAGCATGCCAGTTGCGATCAAGGCCGAAATTGACATCCGCCCCGTGCTGCAGCTGGTCAACGGGCTGTCTCAAGTGGCGGTCAGCAATGCCTGGCGGCGGGCACTGCGCAAGACGGGCGACTGGATTAAAACCCATGTCGCCCGTTCGCTTTCCAGCGAGATCAAGGTGCCGCAGAAGGTGCTCAAGCAGCGGCTGTACTTCTTCTTGCGCTCGGCGAAGGAGGGCAAGGTCTGGCTGGGTATCAACGCGATCGAGGCCGCCCGCCTCGGCAAGGCTCGCCAGACCCGGCGCGGCGTCACGGTCGGCCGGCACCGCTTTGACGGTGCGTGGCTGTATCGCAGTAAACGCGGCAGCCCGAACGATGGCGGGGTGTTCCGCCGGGTTGGGCGCGCGCGCACGCCGTACGAGCAGGTACGGTTTGAGTGGGATGAGGCTGGCGAGCGTGCTTTTCGCGCTGTTGCTGCCCGGGCGCAGGAGCGGTTGTTCGAGATCCTGGCGCAGGAGCTGCGTTGGGAAGTCAGCAAGCTGACGAAATAGGACCCCCTGATGATTGAAGCACTACACGACGCCATCGAACAAAGGTTGGCCGCAGCCCTGCCGGAAGTGGATGTTCAGTTTTACCCGGAGCTGGGCGAGCGCGTCAGCCTGCCATTGCTGGTGCTGGAGCTGGCTGAATTTGAGCCAGGCACCGACCCCGGCACCGGCGAGCTGGCGCTGGTCGCCATTATTCAGGCCCGGGTGGTGTGTGATCCGACCGCGGCCAAGGCCGAGCTGGCTGTGCGTCAGCTGGCCGCGCGCGTGGCGGCGCAGGTACACGCGGCCACGACTTTCGACCAACCGGTGACGCCCGCCAAACTTCGCCAGATCGGGCCGGATGGTTTTCACCATGCCGAGCTGGATGGCTACCTGGTGTGGCTGGTGGAGTGGGTGCACGAGCTGGAAGTCGGCGAACCCTCCGACATCGCATTGCCGTCGTTCGAGCCGCGCGAGGTGCAGTGGTCCGTCGACGGAGATACAGAGTCGGTAGTGACGCCATGAGCTATGAACAGTCGGAAATGGACCGTCAGCTCTCCAGCCTGATCATGCTGGGTAATGTGGCGGCGGTGCAGATGAAGCCGCCACGCGTGCGCATCGAGTCCGACGGCTGGACATCGGACTGGGTGATGTGGAATGCGGTGGCAGCAGGGCGAGCCCGCCACTGGCGGCCGCCCAGCATTGGCGAACAGGCTGTGCTGCTGAGCCCGTCCGGTGATCCGGCGCAGGGTGTTGCCATCATCGGTTTCTATACCGGTGAGTTTGATGGCGATGGCCGCCCCGGCGTGGTCGGCTGGCTGATGCCGGATGGTGCGGTGATGGAGTACGACCACGCCGCTGGCGCACTGCTGGTGGACGGTGTCAAAACCGTCAACGTGAATGCGGCCGACAGCGTGACGGTGAAGACCACCACCATCACGCTGGATGCGCAGGACGTCATGGTGACCAACAACCTGACCGTCGGCGCTGCCATCAACCACTTGGCCAATGGTGGCGCCAAGGCAAGCTTTGGCGGCGCTATTGAGGCCAAGGGCGATATCCACTCCGATGCTGACGTCACCGCTGGTGACATCAGTTTGGGTGGGCATAGCCACGTAGAGCAGGGCGATGGCGCACCAGTTGGCCCGCCGACATGATTTACCCGTTTGCAATTGAACCACCCACCCGCCGCTGGCGGGTTTTTTCATTTCTGGAGCCGTCATGAGTAAACCAACCCCGCCAGTCACTGTTGCCGAGCAAGTCTTCTGCGACAAGGCATTCAAGTCGCGCACCCTGGTCCTGAAAGATGGCCGCGCGGTACCGGTAGATAACTACACCGTGACCACGTCCGACAAGGACGTGATTGCGTTTCTGGATAGCCACGCCGACTTTGCCCGTCAGCCGGCAACGGCTGACAGCGCTGCGGAGTAAACCCGATGAGCCTCACTGGCATGAACCGGGACACCGGCCAGCCGGTGAGCGGCATCGAGCACCTGCGGCAGTCGCTGGCTGACATCCTGAGCACCCCGATCGGCAGCAGGCGGATGCGGCCAGAGTACGGCAGCAACATCCCGCGCATGGTCGACCAGCCGGTCAATCCCGGTTGGATCGCTGCAGTGCAGAGCGAGGCGGCCAGGGCGCTTGCCCGCTGGGAGCCGCGGATCAAGCTCAAGCGCGTGTCGCTGATCTCCCTGATCGATGGGCGCCCGGTGTTCCGCATCGAAGGCGACTACATCGGTGAAACCCAGATACTGGACGTGACAGCATGATTGACCTGACCCAACTGCCCGCACCTGCGGTGATCGAGGAACTCGATTTTGAAACCATCTATGCCAACAAGCTGGCGCGGTTTCAGTCGCTATACCCCGACTACAGTGCGGCGCTGGAGTCCGACCCGGTCGTGAAACTGCTGGAGCTTGCGGCGTACGACGAAATGATGCTGCGAGCCCGCATCAACGATGCCGCCAAGGCCACCATGCTGGCCTACGCCACTGGCGCCGACCTCGACAACCGCGCGGCCGACTATGGCGTCACCCGTCTGTTGATCACTCCCGCCGATCCCGATGCCACTCCGCCAGTTGATGCGGAATGGGAAGACGATGATCGACTGAGATATCGAGCGCAGATGGCGATGGAAGGCATAACTGTTGCCGGCAGCCGTGGCGCTTACCTGTTCCACGCTCTGTCCGCTTCGGCCAACGTCGCCGACGCCTTCATCGACTCCCGAGGTTTTGGCCCGCTGCGCGTCGACTCGCCGGCCCCTGGTGAAATTCATGTCTGGTTACTCGATGTCCGCGCCGATGGCGTACCGGATCAAGATCTGCTGGATGCCGTAGCTGCCTCACTCTCTGCTGAAGATGTCCGCCCCCTTAATGACACAGTGACGCCCAAGGCGGGCAAGCCTGTGACCTTCGGAATCCACGCGCAGCTTGAATTCACTGAAGGCGGCGAAGCGCTGTCCGGCGGGCTGTCGGGAGCACAAGAACGAGTTGAAGCCTTGCTCGCCTCGGCACGCAAGCTCGGTACCGGACACGCAGCATCCGGCTTGCCGACCTCCGCCTTGATTACCGCCATCAGGGTGCCAGGTGTTCATGACGTGACCCTACTGTCACCGCTCACAACCATCGCTGGAGGTGTCGGCGAGTTTCCGCTCTGCACGGTCATCACACTGGATAAGAAAGTGCCACTGAACTGACCATGAGCCGCTACCTCCTACCCCCGAACCGCACCCCCTTCGAAGCCGCTCTGGCCGATGCGACGTTTTTGGATGTGGATGTCACCCAGCTACGTGGCATTGCCGACTCCACGCGCAGCCCCGCAGCACAACTGCCGTGGTTGGCCTGGGAACGCTCGGTCGAGAACTTTGACGACGCCATCAACGAGGAGCAGCAGCGCAACCTGATCAAGAACTCAATCAGCGTGCATCGCCGCAAGGGAACTGTATCCGCCGTGCGCGATGTTTTCCGGTCGCTTGGGCTGGGCGAGGTAGTCATCCAGGAGGGCAACCACCACTACATCGCCGATGGAACCCTGACGGCGGATGGCTTTGGTACCGGCGGCGACCCGGACGGCTGGGTGGAATACCGCGTGCAAATCGACAAGCTACTGTCGGTCGAGCAATCCCGGGTCGCCCGCGCCGTCCTTGCCGATGTAGCTCCCGCCCGCAGTGTGCTGTGGGGCATCGACTTTACCGGAGCTTCCCTTATCGCAAACGGCCTTGCCATCGCCGATGGCAGCTATACCGCTGGAGTAGTTAACACATGACAAAACTGAATGCACCGGCCGTGCCAGGCTGGCCGGACGTCACCCGGTTCGAGGTGTTGGAACGCCTGCTCGGCGGCGATGGTGGCCCGCTCAACCGGGCACCACTGGAACTGCTGGAGCGCTCCGAGTTCCTCAAGAAGAAAATCGACGACGTAGTCAGCGGTGCGCTGACAATCGAATTTGCCAATCGCCTCAAAACGGGTCGCAGCATCGCCATGACCGGCGATGGCAGCTGGGTAGTGACCTTCGACGGCGGTGGCAACGTCTCCGCGGCGATGACGCTGGCCAATACTGGCGTGGCTGCCGGCACTTACCCGGTGGTGACCATCGATAGCAAGGGCCGTGTGACAGCTGCCCGGGCGCTACAGTCTGCTGACCTGCCGGCCAATGCTGCGCTATCTGGCACGCCGACCGCACCAACTGCGGACCCCGGCACCAACACCACGCAACTCGCCAACACCGCATTCGTGCAGGCCGCCCTTGCAGCATTTGTTGCATCAGCCCCTGCTGCGCTCGATACCTTGACTGAGCTGGCGGCAGCACTCGGTAATGACGCGAACTTCGCCACCACAATTACCAACGCGCTCGCGCTAAAGGCGCCGCTTGCGAGTCCAGCGCTTACAGGACTCCCGACGGCGCCGACACAGCCACAGGGCGACAATTCGACCAAGCTGGCGACTACCGAGTTTGTCCAGCTGGCAGCGCAGTCGGTACCGGTGCGCCAGACGGTGCTGTGTGGTGTGACTGATGTTAATGGCCGCGCCAATTTCATCAGCGCCGGCGCTGGACTTGCGGTCAACCTTAGCGCGACGGCCGCTGCGTTAACCCTTGCCTTTTCTGCCGGTTTCGGCCAAGGCGGATCGGTCGACTACATCGAGCGGATCACTGCGGATGCCGCTGGCTACTGGTCGAACCTGCCGGCCAATAGCCTGAACTTTCTGGCCATCGCCCGTAATGGTGCCGGTAACCTAAGCGCTAGTGCCACACTGGCGCCAGTGCAGTATGGCTACACCTACAACCAGGCAGCCCAAGCACTGTTGCACTTTGATGGTGCAGCAGGTAGTGCCTCAATACTGGACGACTTCGGCAACACTTGGGTAGCACATGGTGGCGCGAAGCTGCAGAGTTCTTGGTCGAAGTTCGGTGGCACGGCACTCGGCGGTAGCGGAGTGAACAATGCGTTGAACGGTGCCGGTGACTTCATCAAATCGACGAATTTCACTGGCCTAGGGGGTGGAAGCTGGGCTATTCGCGGCTGGTTCAACCCGAGCGCGCTGCCTGGGAATGGTATCTCGTTCTGCCTGGCGGGTATGTTCAACGCCAGCAGCCTCGGGGTGCAGCTCTACATCGGCAACATGGGTGGCTCCATCAAGTTTGGCTATGCCCTGTCGTCCAATGGCACGTCGAACGACATTACCAACGCAACCTTTGGTTCGACGACGCCCATCGTGGGGACGGCGTATTTCGTTGAACTGACCTATGACGCCGTTGCCGGCTACTACCGGCTGTACGTCAATGGTGCCCAAGAGGCCAGTACGGCGAGTGCGCTGCGCATCTGCCCGGTGACGATGGCCACGGTTGGCGCCGGCAACACGGCCATCTTTTTCCCCGGCTACATCGACGAGTTCGAGTTCCTGCCGTATTGCGACCACCCGGGCGGCACTGCCTACGCTGTGCCGACTGCGGCCAAGTCGATCGCCGCCCCTGGCTACGCGTCCGACTGGTTCGACTTGGCCACCTGGACGATGAAATCGCCTGCGGCAGCCAGCCCCGGCGACGGTAGCAGTCCCGCATTCACCGTCAGCAACAAACTGTACGTAGGTGAGGTAATCACTGGGGCGGCCGGCGTGTCCAGCGTGGTGAGCTATGCGTACCAGGGCAAGTACAAGTCTGCGGATACAGCCGTGCCGGCCAGCGGTGTCCGCACCGCATTTTCATCCAACATTGGCGTGCCTGCGGACCTTCGGAAGGGCAAATTCCATGTCCGAAATTACATAGCAGAGTACGGGTTTACACCAGGCATGGTGACGGTGCCGCAACTGGGTGTAAACGCGAACTATATCCAGGGTAATCAGTTCACTCTTGAAGATCGAAACTCGATGAGTGTGACGACTGGTGCCTCTGGCGGGTTGTATTCGATTAACAGAACGACAGGCGCGGCAGCTTCGCTGACTCCGGGCAACTGGCGAATTTTTGTGACAGATGAGAGGGCCTTCTAATGTGGGTTGACCGTCAAGGGAACATGTACGAAGGGGACTGCCAACCAGGTGACCGCGCCGCCTCCGTTGAAGAAATTACCCGGCAGCAATTCGGTGCCGCGCGTGCGGCCAAACTGGCCGAGCTCGAGCGGGATTGCAGTAATGCCATCATCGCAGGTTTCGCCTCTGCGGCGCTCGGTAACGTCCACACCTATCCAGCCAAGGATACTGACCAGCAGAACCTTGCATCGTCGGTGCTCTCATCGTTGATGCCGAATCTGCCGATCGACTGGGCCACGCCATTCTGGTGTGCTGACGAAAATGGCAACTGGGCAATGCGCCCACACTCCGCCACGCAGATCCAGCAGGTAGGCATTGATGGCAAGTCCGCGATCATCGTCGCCATCCAGTGCAAGGCGGTACTGGAAGCAACCATGATGGCGATCGACCTGTATGCGCCGGATGCGACCGAGCGGCTGGAGGCAATCAAATGGCCCGCCTGAAGCTGTTGGGTCTGTGGTTCGCTGCAACGGTAGCCGGCCTATTCGCCATGGCGTGGGCTTTGCCTTCCGCGCTGGTCGGCAGTCAACGGACGCAACGTGTGGCAGTGGCGCTGGATCAGGCTGCGAACGCAGCCATCGGCGGTAGTGAAGACGAGACTATCAGCTCGCGAGCCGGCAAAGGCGCGCGCCGTGGCGTCTGGCACTGGTGCCTACTGTGCCGTGTGCTGGATTGGCTGGATCCCGGTCACTGCCAGAAGAGCATCGAAGCCGATGAAGGTGACGTGATAGCGACGAATCGCTGAATAGAAACAGGCTGACCCAGCTAAACACCAACCAATCACATGTACCCGCCACTGGCGGGTTTTTTTACGCCCATTTGGGAGAAGATATGGCTAACGAGTCGTTGTTCCACGGTGTTACCGTCACGCTGGTCGACAGCGGGCCGCGCACCATTGCGCTGCCGTCGTCGTCGATCATCGGTATCGCCGACACCTTCACGCCGGGGGCTGGTCTGGCGACGCCAAACCAGCCGGTGAAGATCACCAATGATCGCGAGGCGGCGGCAGCGTTTGGCGAGAACAGCCCGATGTTCCGCCAGCTCAAGGCCATCTACAGCAAGACCCGCGCGGCCATCGTCGCTGTCGGTGTCGAGGCCAATGCCGATCCTGCGCTGCAGACCAGTGCCATCATCGGCGGTGTGACTGCCGGCGGGGTGCGTACCGGCCTGCAGGCGCTGCTGGATGGTAAGTCCGCAGTCAATTTGCAGCCGCGGCTGTTGGTGGCGCCGGGCCACTCGTCGACGCAGGCGGTAGCCAGCGCCATAGATAGCCTGGCCGGCAAGCTGCGCGCCATCGGCATCATCGACGGCCCCAACACCACCGATGATGCCGCCATTGCCTACGCGGCTAACTTTGGCAGCAAGCGGCTGTACCTGGTCGATGCCGGCGGCAACAAGGTGTGGGATACCACCAGCAGCAGCGAAATCCTGCTGCCGTCGTCGGGTGCCGTTGCTGGCCTGTTCGCGGCCAAGGATGCCGAGGTCGGTTTCTGGGCGTCGCCATCCAACACCGAGTTTGCCGAAGTGTTGGGCACCGGCCGTCCGGTGGAATACCTGTATGGCGATCCGACCTGCCGCGCCAACCTGCTGAACCAGGCGTATGTGTCCACCATCATCCGCGAGGGCGGCTTCCGCCTGTGGGGCAACCGCACGCTGTCGGCCGATCCGAAGTGGTCGTTTGTCACCCGCGTGCGCACCACCGATATGGTGATGGATGCCATCCTGCGCGGCCACCAGTGGGCGGTCGACAAGGGCATCACCAAGACCTATGTGCATGATGTGACCGTAGGGCTGGATGCGTTCATGCGCGACCTGCGCAATGCCGGCGCCATCATCAACTTCGAGGTTTACCCGGACCCGGTGCTGAATACGGCCTCGCAGCTGGAAGAGGGCAAGGTGTACTGGAACATCCGCTTTACCGACGTGCCACCGGCTGAGAACCCGATCTTCCGTGTGGAAGTGACGAACCAGTGGATCACCGAAGTGCTGGCTGCTTAACAAGGAAAAATCATGGTTCCGCAAACACTCACCAACTTTACCCTGGCCCTGGGGGGCACCAGCTACGCCGGCAAGGCCTCGCAGGTGCAGCTGCCCAAGCTCAAGCGCAAGACCGAGGCCTGGCGCGGCGGCGGCATGGATGCCGAAATCGACTTTGCCATCGGGCTGGAAAAAATGGAGGCCGGCTTTACGCTGACCGGTATCGACAAGGCGTCGCTGGCGATGTTCGGCCTGGCCGATGGCAGTGCCTTCAATGGTACTTTCCGCGGTGCATTTACTGACAGGAAGGGGAAGGTCGTCGGTGCCGTCTGCACCCTGCGCGGCCTGCTCACCGAAGTCGACATGGGCAACTGGGAGGCCGGCAAAAAGAACGAAACCAAGTACACCCTCACGCCGGACTACTACAAGCTGGAAGTCGATGGCGCCGTGGTGTACGAGATCGATCCGGTTGGCCTGATCCGCATCATTGATGGTGTGGACGAACTCGCTGCCGAACGTGCCGCGCTGGGCCTGTAACCCTCGCGGCCAACCTTTGACGCCCCGCCTTGTGCGGGGCGTTGTCATTTCAGGACAACCCCATGAACGAAACCATCAAGCTGTCTACCCCGGTCACCATCAATGGCTTGCCAACCAATCAAGTCGTGCTGCGCGAACCGACGGTCGGCGATCAGCTCGATGCCCGCCAGTTGGCGGGCAATGATGACGCGAAGTTTGAAATGACCATGCTGGCGAATATGGCCGGTTGCGCGCCGGACGATCTGCGCCAGGTGACGCTGCGCGATTACGGCAAGTTGCAGAAAGCCTATCTTCGGCTGTCTGCGGAAGAACCAGCTGCCGACGGGAAACAGTCCGCTGTGGTGGGTGTGGTCACGCCGGCTGGCTGAGCGCTACGGCTGGGGCCGGGACGAGATCCGCGCGGTACCTGTGTCCGAGCTGGCGCAATGGCTGGCAGTGGATGAGTCGTCGGATTAGCGGCGGGACAGCCAGTACAGCAGCAAGGCGATGGCCACGATCGGGGTGCAGCCCACCAGCACCCCAGCCAGCGCGCCGTACAGCACGGTCACGGTGGATAGCCCGTGCTGGCTGATGCCGTATAGCGCGCCACCGGCGGCCATCAGCAAGACCACTGCCGTTCCGATCAGATCAAACCATTTGCCTGCGTGCATTGAAGGGCCCGTATGTCTAAAGATGTTGCCATTGGTATTGTAATCGGTGGCGCCGTATCCGCAACGCTGGGCGCCGCCGTCGGCAAGACGCAGAAATCGGTGGAAGGCCTGCAAAAGGGCATGGCGGACACCAAGGGCATCAAGAGCCTGATTGGTGAGACCCAACGCCTGCAGCGCGAACTGGCCGAGGCAGACAAGGCCGGGCGCCGGATCGGGCTGGAAAGCGTACGCCAATTGCGGGGCGAGCTGGGCGGGCTGGAGAAAGATTGGCAGGCGTCCACCGCCCGTGTCGGCGAGCTGGCCCGGGCGCTGAACACCGCCAAGCAGGCCGCCGCCGGCCAAGCCGCGGCGGTGCCGGCGCTGGAAGCCGAACACCGTGCGCTGTCGGAGTCGGCAAGATTGGCCGCGGCACATGCCGACATCAAGCGTGCAGCGTGGCAGGACGGCAAGAACAACAGCGCCTTGACCCGCCAGCAGGTGCTGGCGCTGAAGGATGAGGCCGATGCCGCCCGTGGTGCCTCTCAGCAGGCCAAGGCGCTGGCCGTTGCCAAGAAAGCCCAGATCGATGCGGCCAAGGCGGCCACATCGGAAGAAGCTCGGCTGACCAGCGAGCTGGGCAAGGCACAGCGCGCGGCCGCTGCGGCCAAAGCGGCGTTCGAGGGCAAGCGTGCCACGCTGCAGACCACCCGCAGCGAGCTGCGCAACACCGGTACCGCAGTCGGAGATACAACCCGCCAGACCGTCAAACTAGGGGAGGCGGCCAAACAGGCCGCCCAGGGCCAGCAGCAGCTGGCCAACGTACCGCTGCGCGACAAACTGGCGGCGAACACCGCCAAGCTGCGCGATATGGGTATTGAGGTCGGCAACCTCGACAAGGCCATGCGCAAGCTGCAGCAGACCGAAAAGGGCATGCAGTGGCAGCAGCATGGTATCGGCCAGATCCAGTCCGGCATCGAGCTGGGCAAAACTGCCGGGGTGACCACCATCGGTGCCGCCGCCGTGCCTACCAAGATCAGCGGTGATTTCCAGGCAGAGACCCGCGACATCGCGATCAAGTCTGGTATCGCGAACAAGGCCGGCGAGAAGGAGCTGGTCAGCGGCATCATGCAGATTGCCGCCGACCAGAAGATGGACCGCACCCAGCTGGCGCAGGCCATCAATGGTCTGGTGACACAAGGTATGGGGTGGCAGGAAGCCATTGGCCACGGCAGCCTGCTGGCCGAGCTGGTCAAAGGCCAGAAGATGGCGCCGGAAGACGCTTCCAAACTGATCTACTCCTTCGGCCAGAACGGCGTGTCGCAGAAAGACATGCGCAAGACCATGGGCGAGGTGGCCGTCGCCGGCGATCTGGGCGCGTTCGAGTCGGACAAGATGGCCCGCTTCATGCCGGAGCTGCTGGCTACCACCGGCGCGCTGGGTTTTCAGGGCCCGGACGCGGTGCGCTACATCGCCGCCAGCCTGCAGGCGCAGGTCAAGCTGACCGGTGACCCGGACAGCGCTGCCAACAACTTCAAGAACCTGCTGGCCAAGATCACCGCGCCGGATACCGACAAGAAGTTTGCCGATGCTGGCGTGTCACTGCAGGAGTCGATGAAGGCGTACATGAAGGCCGGTTACAACCCGGTTGAGGCCTTTATCGCGCTGACGGAAAAGCTCACCGCCAAGCAGGACCCGGCGCAGGCGAAGAAGCTGGCGGATCTGAAAGCCAGGATCAAGAACAGCGGCGGCAACAAGCAGCAAGAGAACGAGGCGCTGGATGCCTACCTGAAAATGGCCGGCCTGGCCGACATCCTGACCGACCAGCAGGCGCGCTCCGGCGCGCTGGCACAGATCAAGTACGGTGGCCAGATCAAGAGCGACCTGACCAAGATCCAGAGCACGGATGGTGGCAAGAAACTGGAAGGGGACAAAGCCGCTCGCGACGACACATCGAACAGCCGTTGGGAGGCGGTGGCGGCGGACTTTAACGCCAGCATGATCGCCGTCGGGGATGCCATCCGGCCGGTGACCAACGGTGCGGCCGATCTGGCGTCATCGCTGCTGCAGCTTGGTACCAGTTTTGCGCAGAGTCATCCGGAAGCATCGACGCTGGGGCTGGCCGCGGGCGTGGTGACGCTGGGCATTGCGGCCAAGCGCATTGTCGGTGGTGCTGTGCAGTGGGGCGCCGGCAAGGTGCTGACCACGCTGGGTGGCAAAGCTGGGGCAGCGGCAGGCAAGGGCGGTCTGCCCGGTGTGCTCTCTGAGGTGTTGGGTGGTGGCAAGCCTGGCGCCGGTGTGCAGCAGGTGTTCGTCACCAACATGCCGCGTGGCGGCCTGCCGGACTTGCCGGGGGCGCCGGACAGCAAAGGCAAACCACCGGGCAAGCTGACGCGTGTCGGTGCGGCGGTGCGTAATTCGCTGGGCGGGACGGTGACGGCAGGTCGTGCCGCCATGGCCTCACCGACGCTGGGTGCCGTAGCAACAGGCGGTGCCGCAACAGCGGCGGCCGCTACCGGCATGGTTGCCGCAGCGGGCGTGGCTGGCTACGGCGTCGGTACCGCGATCAATGCCGGCATTACGGCAGGGCTGACGGCGGCCAACGGTGGCCGCAAGCAGACCCTGGGCGGCTGGCTGTACGACAAGCTGCATGGTGACGAGGAGGCCAAACTGCTGGTGCCGACGGTCATCAAGCGGCCTGTTGCGGTTGGGGCGACAGCGAAGCCGGAAGCGGCAGCCAAAGCACCGGCTGCCATACCCGCGGCCAAGCCGGCGCCGGCCAAGGCGCCACCGCCGCCCGTCGTGCAGCACTTTACCTTCTCACCAAAAATCGACGTCAAGGTGCTGGGCGATGCCAAGAACCCGGCAGAGATCGCCGCGCAGCTGGCGCCGCACCTGAAGCGGTTGTTTGACCAATGGTCCGCCAAAGCCAAGTCAAGCGGCGGCGGTCTGTACGACCCGGTAGGAGGGTGACATGGAGCTTGAAACAGTATTGCGGCTGGCCGTTGATGGCGCCAGCCGCGCTGCCGGCGTTGCCAACCTGCCGCGGGCGGTGGCCGATGTCACGTCGGCGGTGAAGAGTGCCACCGGCGCGGCGGTGCAGGTAGAAAAGGCCGCCGCGCTGTTGTCGGCTGGTGCACCACTGACCGGCGCCAGCAGCAGGACGGTGCAGCGTGCGGCCGGGCTGCTGACGTTGGCCGCCAAGGACCTGACCGGCTCCAGCAATAACCTGCTGCACGCGGCGGGTAGTGCACTGGCGGCCAGCAACAGCAAGCTGAAACAGGCGCTGGGTTACTCGCTTACCGCCTATGCGCGGCTACCGAAAGACGCGCGCGCCCTCGCCATGCGCATGGGCGGTGGCAGTGCCACCTCGCTGGTGCAGTCATTCGGCGGCGCACTGGCTGCGGGGCTGGACATGAGTGGCTCGCCGGCTCGGGGCTACCTGCTGGAGCTGGCGCCGGAGCTGGGCGTACCGTTCCGATTTGCTTTGGGGCAGGCCGCGTTTGACACGCTGTCTCGTGCCACCCAGTTCAACATCGCCAGCCAGGAACGCTTGACGCGCCGGTCGGCAGAGCAGGCGGTGAGCAAGGGCGGTGACCGCATCACGCTGAAGGGGGCGATCTTCCTGGCTCAGCATGGTGCCGGACATATCGACCGCCTGCGCGAGCTGGGTGATGCGCTGCAGCCGCTGACACTGACCACTGGTTACGGTGAGCACCTGGGGCGCTGGTACCTGGCGCAATTGAACGAAGAACAGGCGTATCTGTTTGTCGACGGTGCACCGCGCAAGCAAGCCTTCACGCTGGAGCTGTCTCGCTATGGCGAAGATTATCAGAACGTCTGACGGAGACTGCCTGGACAGTCTCTGCCACGCGCACTATGGCCACCTCAACGGTACTGTTGAGGCGGTGCTGGCCGCCAACGTGGATCTGGCCGGGCAGGCACAGCCGTATCCTCAGGGCATCTATATCGCCATGCCGGACATTGCCAGCGCCACAACTGAAACCGTCACGCTGTGGGAGTAAACCATGCGGCCAACCTTTCGTATCCTGGCCAATGGTCAGGACATTACCGCGACCCTGCAAGACCGCCTGATCTCGATCAGCATTACCGACAAGGCCGGGCTGGATTCCGACGAGCTGACCGTTACCCTGGACGACCGAAACGGCGCCGTCGGCCTGCCGCCGCGCGGCGCAATGCTCGATGTCAGCCTGGGTTATGTCGAAACTGGGCTGACTCGCATCGGGCAATACCGGGTTGACGAAGTCGAGTCCAGTGGTCCTCCGCAGATCATCGTGTTTCGTGGGCGGCCGGCGGACATGTCCGGCAAGATCAAGCAGCCGCGGCGCCATTCGTGGGAAGGTGCCACGCTGGAGCAAGTCGTGAAGGACATCGCCACCCGCAACAAGCTCAAGGCGATGTGCAAGGTCAAGGCCACCGTGGCCCGGGCTGATCAGATGAACGAATCCGATCTGCACTTCATCACCCGCCTGGCTGGCCAGTACGACGCCACCGCGACAGTGAAGGGTGGGCAGATCCTGGTGCTGCCGCGTGGCGGCCAGACTGCCAGTGTCACCGGCAAGACGCTGCACACGCTGGTGCTCCACCGCAAGGACATCAAGGGCTGGCATTTCAAGTCCAGTGATCGCAACGCCTTTGGCGGCGCCATCGTACGCCACCACGACAATGCCACCGGCAAGACGCAATCGGTGCTGGTGCCCAATCCGGACAACCCGAGTGCGCCGCCGCGGGTGATCCGTCACACGGCGAGTAGCAAAGGTACGGCGGCGGCGGCAGCCAAGGCAGCCAGCAACCGCGCGGCACGGTCGGAAATCACCATGAGTATCACCATGGCCGGTCGCGCCGACATCGTGGCTGAGCGCAAACTGCGCACACAGGGCATCAAGGACGGCGTCGACCACCTCTGGACCATCGACAGCGTGACGCATGATTTCAGCAGTGGCGGCTGGGAAACCAGTCTGGAACTGATCCTGAACAAGAAAGCCGAGCCGGCGAAGAAGGGGAAGAAGAAAGCAGGACAGAAAAAACCCAAGGTGCTAGTGGCATTGGCGCCGTGACTTGTTTCACTCCAGCCCCGCGATTCCGCGGGGTTCACTTTTTAGGGGGTTGTAATGCAGGAACATGAAAAAGGACTGTTGTGGTTGCTGTGCGTAGGGTCGCTGATCGGGCTGGGCAAGCTGCTGTCCAGCGATGAAGCCATCACCACGCGCCTGATCTTTGGCCGCGCCATTCTGGGTGCCGGTACCTCCACCATTGCTGGCGTCGCGTTGATGCAGTTTCCCGCACTACCGCTACCGGCGCTGGTGGGGATTGGCGCCGGTCTGGGCATTGTTGGTGCCCAGTACCTGGAAGCCTGGCTCAAGCGCCGCGCAGACAAGATTTCTGCCTGACCATTACCACCGAGGACCACACCCGCCCATGAGGCGGGTTTTTTTATGGAAGGAGTCACATGGCTCGCATTTCGGAGCAAGAGGCCGGTGGCCGCAATGTCCTTGCCTTTCTCGACATGATCGCCGTTTCCGAGCTGGGGCGTGGCCTGATCGCCGCCAGCGACGACGGTTACAACGTCATCGTCGGGAGCACCGTAAAAGCACCGTTGCTGTTCAGCAGCTATAGCGATCACCCGCGGCGCGTTATTGATTTGCCGAAGCTGGGCATCAAGTCCAGCGCCGCCGGCCGTTACCAGATCCTGGCGCGCTATTACGACGCCTACCGCAAGCAGCTGGGTCTCAGCAACTTCGGCGCCATCAATCAGGACCGCATCGCGCTGCAGCTGATCCGCGAGTGCCGCGCTCTGGACGACATCCAGCGCGGCAACATCGCCACCGCCATCAGCAAGTGCCGCAGCCGCTGGGCATCGCTGCCGGGGGCTGGCTATGGCCAGAACGAGCACAACGCCCAAACGCTACTGGCCGTGTATGAGATGGCAGGAGGTCGCTTGGCATGATCGATAGCAAACTCGCTCCCATCATCGTTGTGGTGGCGCTGCTCGGGCTGTCGCACGGCCTCGCGTACTGGTCTGGCCAGTCTGCCGAGCGACAAGACCAGCAGCTCGCCGCGGTCACTCGCGAGCGTGACGATAACGCCGCGATCAACGACCTGCAGCAGCAGCTGCGCCGAGCCGAGTCCGCCGGCGCCAGCCAGTTGCTGGCCGCCGAAACCCGCTACCAGAAAGGTCTGTTAGATGTTCAAACGCAAAAAGCCCGCATTCTTGCTGGTCATGCTGCTGGCACTGCCCGGCTGTCAGTCCCCGTCAAAGCTGCCAGCTGCACAGCTGCAAGCCCTGCGGCCAACCTTGCCGGCGACGGCGCCGATCCAGCGCCACGCGCCGAACTTTCTAACGAGGCTGCAGAGTTTCTTGTCGGCCTCGCCGCCGAAGCCGACGCAGTCGCCGTAGAGTTGAACCGATGTGCGGATAGGGTGGATATGAACGAAAGGCTTTTAATAAAAGAGGAGGGCAGTTAGGGAAAATGGCTTCGTCGGAAAACTGCGGATGCCTGCGCAGCTGACCACTGGTGCCGGCGCACTCTTTCCGTTTCATGGAACCAGCGCTGGTGGAGATCGCTTTCGATTGATATGCTATCGGCAAGATAGATGGCTTGCTGTGTCGCACTTCGGCCAAAAGCAGTCATTTGTAGTATCCTTAAAATTCTCGATCTGACTCATTTTTAATATCGCTATGGCTTCCGCCGGTGCACAGTTCGAGCATTGAAGACAAAAAACAGAATGGTTAAGCCCTCGAACTGAGGAGGCTCTAAATTTATATAGGGAATTGCTTGTGAAGTGCTTATTTAGCGGTGACGATCCTGATACCAAAGAACATGTCGTGCCGACATGGCTTCAAAAAAGAATGAAGCTTGGGAAAGAAACTTTCAAGCTCCCAAATAATTCTTATTTACAGTACAAGCATGCAGTAGTTCCCGCGAAAAGCTCGCACAATACAAAGTTCTCGGAAATTGAAACGAGAATATCTCAAGGAATCTTGAAAAACGAAGAGGTTTACCTTTGGGCACTAAAGATTCACTTAGGACTTCTGGCTAGGGACTCAACCCTCAAAAATGATATCAAAGACCCAAAATCAAAAACTATAATTGATTTAAATGGATTTGATTATCATGTAAATGTATTTCGCACTTTGTACCAGAATTGGGCTAATGGTGGATCTACTGATCCATCGCCATTCGGGAGCGTGTTTATCCTCGACTCGTTGACCCCGGAAGACCATTTCGACTTAATTCATTGCGCGTACACTGGCGTGCTCGGTATTGATATAGGTAAGAAATTTTTATTTGTCATTTTTTGGGATCAAGGAAGAACCTTAAAATCAAATGCACTAGCTCTCTGGCACGAAAACCAAGTCCTCCGAGTTGAGAAATTGAAAAATACTTCAGAGCATAGCGGGCAATGCCACCTGGCGCATCGAGTCTGGTCCTGTGAAATAGCGTATTTTCAGTTTCGGAGCAGGCCAAACTCCATGACGATACTGAAAACCCCCAATAGGGTGGCTGCACCTTCGTATCCGAATATTCCCGCTCGCCCAGTTGACGTATTGGAGTATGTTCTAGTGTGCAAAAATTTTGGTCTTCAGCGGGATTTATCGAGAGGGGACAACTCATATACTCAGTTCACGACTATTGAAGAAGCTCTTGAGGCTGCAAACCTTAAAGTCGCTATCAAAGACTAG